ATGGTAATCTCCTTTCTTGGCTGCTTCTGAATTGCATATAGCAACTATTAGGTTAATTGTCAAGCAAAAAATGACAGGGAATAAAGAAATAATCCATATCATTAGTGTGTATCTCTCCAGTTCTTACCTATGTCTGTCGATCCTGCAAGTGGGCAGATCATGTTGAAGTTCTTACCAGTGTCAACGATTGCCTGACGTTGTATCTCACCCAAGAGTTCAGCATCACGCATCGTACCTGTCACCTCTGTCTGCCATTCATCGTGAGGCCAAGTTACTAGCTTGAAGTCGATCCACTGTCTCTTCGCACGGTGTACCCATTGTAGTGCTGCATGTTTCATGATGACAGACTCACCATTCTGTAGCATACCTGCCAGTGTCTTGTGTTGGTTAGGTACCTTGACCTTACGTCCGTCCAATCCCTTGAACCAACCACGACTAGCAATCTCAGGTATACGTTTCTTCTTTAGCTTGGCTAGACCCTCAATGGATTCCATAAAGTTATCCACTGCCTGACCTGCTTCACGTTGGTTGACCTTGAGTATCTGTGCTATCTTAGCATTGCCAGCACCAAGTAGAAAGGCGTAGATGAATGTCTTCGCCATGTCACGTGTGATGTGTGACATCCCTAGAGCCTTACGGTTCAGGTTGTGGATGTCAGTCTCGTCTTCCTTCTTACCTGACACAATCGCATGTACGTATTCCTCTGACCGCATCAGGTGCGCAAGTACACGTAACTGGATACCCTCAGCATCTGTACCTACTAGGTAAGAGAACGTAGGGACACACCACAAGGCACGGAACTGACCGTCATACTTAGCCTTAACCTTCTCCACTTCTGTCTTAGGTTCTCCGTGAAACTCAGCGGGGATGTTAGCCTGATTAGGGTTTCGGTGAGACATACGTCCTGTCCATGCACCTATGTGTGCAAAGCTACCGTGAATACGTGAATCTTCACCACAGTGGCCTAGCCACTCCACCAGTGAGCTTCTGCGTCCCTCAAGGGTCAACCACTCAGATAATCTCTTACCACCAGAAGGTGCATCAGCAGGTAATGTTGCTAGATTGTTTTCGGACAATGTCCAACCATATCTTGCAAACTTCTGTCCACGTTCATCCATCTGATGGCTCCCAAGTTAAGTTAAACATATTTGAATCAGGGAAGTATGTTATTCTTTCCTTAGTTAATTCAGATTTAACTGATTGTTGTCTTATGTGATCAGCAAACTCTTTACTTAGTTCTTGCAACTCTTCTTCATCCCACTTAGGCATATTTAAAACTTTTTTGTATTTCTTTCTAATTCTTTTACGAACCTCAGTCAATCTTTCTCTGACACTAAAAAGTGGTATGTTATTTAGAAAGTTATTACATTCAGTACAGCAAGGTACTTTAAAGAAGTTATGTGTCTGTTTAACCTCCTCACTAAAAGAATGACACCAGCTTATGGGTGGTATGTGATCCATCGTGTCAGCTAATACCCCGCAGTACACACAAGAGTCTCCTCTTCTACCATGACTTTCATAAAGATGCTCAAAAAGCCTTAGGTCTATTACTCTGTTCTCTGTCATACTCAATGTGTCCTTTCGTTTTCTCGAACGGCTCCCACCCAGCTTCCCACAATCTTTCGATGCGTTGCTTAGGTGAGGCAGGATTGAATGGGATGTACTCATAGCACACTAATTCGTTTGGGTCAACTGATTTGTCGAGTGCCGTTGCAAAATATTTCTCTTGTGCTTTGGTGACACTAGAGAATAAACTACCATCGGCTTTCCGTCTGTACTTGATACGATTGACCTCTGTAAGTTTAGGCGGGAAGTCTTCTTGAAAACTCTGTTCAAGGTCTTCCATTCTTGTTTGTATTTCACCGAGTAACTCCTCTGCTTTATCCTGATCGAAGTAGAATCCGTTGTCATGCATCTGTTCACACAGGATTTGTATGTCATGCTCACAACGTAAAGACTCTTCCCAATCAGGGGATTCTATGACGTTCTTAAAGTGTTGATATACCTTGACGGTAACGGTTACGTCCTGTTGACAGTACTCTATCATCTCCTCTGAGAGTTTAGAGAAGTCTGTGAAACCTATCTTGAAGTCACCTAGTCGTTTACCCCAAGCCTTGAGGCTGTGACCTGCACCATCTAGGGTATAGTCCACTAGGCGAGAGACAACCAAGGTGTCAATTACTTTCTGTTCGGGTATTGTCTGACCCAACAGCTTGTTGATCACTGGTACATCAAAGCCAAGACCATTATGAAAAACAAAACTGCTACAATTATTGCAGTACTCAACAAAGCGATCCCTTTCTTCTGGTATACTTGTTACGTTCAGGAACTGTTCCTGTTCCCCTGTATCGACATCCTCAGCGCAGATAACCCAGATGTGTTCTGGTGTTAGGCTTTCTGTTTCGATGTCCATTGCTACTGTTTTATTTGTCGTCGTCATCATCATCCGTTCCGAATATATCATGCCAGATAAACTTGATTACAGTCCAAGGCCATATGAGACTGTGCATCCTTGCACGGTTAGGGTTTAGTTCATCCTCTCTGCCTAAGAGGTGAAAGATTGTAGCCACGTGTATGTAGTGCAGGTATGCACCTAGGAAATAGAACACCGCTGAGGATGTTGCTATGTAATCAAAAGTCATCTGGTTTCTCACTTAGTGTAAAGGTGGATGGGTTGAACTTCAGTTGTCCTGCGTACCCTGTCGGGCCTACTGGACGGTTCTTTGTGACCAAGAGTTTGGTTGTATTACGTTCATCAGCATCCTCAGATAACTTGTCACGCTTCAGGTCTACGACAACAGACGCACGTTGTTCGATCATGCGGCAGTACTTGACAGCACCATCATCGTTTGTGTGTCCGATAGTCACGATACCTACTCCTAGTTCTGCTGCCAGTTTGGACAGCCTGACGGACAGATCAGCCAAGAATTGTTCTTTGCTTTCTTCTGCCGCTACACCTGCACTGATGTCCTGTATCGGTTCGAAGAACACGTACTGTACACCACAGGCTTGGGATAGATACCTTATCTGAGACAATAAGTCAAGAGGATCATCCTCGTCATTCAAATAAAATTGGTATAGTCTCTCGTCTTTAGTCAGGTCTTTGATAGCATCTTGGACTAGACCGTCCATGTTCTTGTCTTCGATCAAGTCCTTGCGTGTCAGGTTCTCGTTCAGGTGGTATGACACCAACCCTAGCAGTGACCGTAGTTTAGTTTCTTCCATGTGCCATATGGCTATCTTGATCTCAGGGTACTGGCTGAGGATACGGTACTCAAGGTAGCGCATGAACTCTGTCTTACCGATACCAGTCTGTGCCTTGAACAGAGTGAAGTGTCCCTGCATCAATCCTAGGCACATCTCGTCAAACTCTGCAAGCCCTGTCTCTACATAGACATGATCATCTGCCTTGTTGTACAGGCCAAGGAACTGATCCGTTGTGTTGATCACATTCTCTGGTGTGTACTTCTTGGCGTTGAACCATGCGGCCTTGAACTCTTGTGCTGCACCCGCCTGTAAGAACTCGTTAGCATCCTTGTACTTGTCGTGTGGTACACGATAGACTTTGTTCGGGTACATCTTGGCGATCTTGTGGGCGATAGCATTACCTGCCTCGTCGTTGTCGATAGACAGGATGATCTTGTCGAAGGATGACAACCAGTCGTGTACGTTTTCCCACAGCTTGCGTGATGGCTTGGCTGAGGGTAGTGATACCACAGGGTTCGGGTACTTGGGGTTTTGCATCATCTGATAGACAGACATAGCATCAAGCTCACCCTCTGTGATGGTCACAGTCTTGGATGTCCCTGCGTTCCACAGGTTCATACCGAATAGTTCGTCAGACTTGAATCCGTCCTTCGCACGGAAGTCCTTCGGGAATAGTCGGGACTTCACCCCGCCTGATGGATAGACGTAGTCCTGATACTGTTCTTCACCCTTGCTGTTCAGGTAGGTGTAGCATCCGTAGAACTTCATGGTGTCTGATGTGATCCCACGCATCCCACGGTAGATAGCTGTCATCTTTTCTAGTGTGACCACCTCAGCATCCTTGAATGCCCTGTCGATACGTTGTTCCATATCATCTCCTGATTCCCAGTATTCACAGCCGAAACAATAACCGTGTCCGTCTGAATACCGTGCTAAGTTATTCTTCGATCCGCATTCAGGGCAGGGTTCATGTTTGACAAAGGTGCTGTCATTCTTCATCGTATCCATAGTCTTTCCTTCCATACGGTTCGTCGTTGTATCCGTTCCAGTATGCAGCTTTTTGTTCCTTTGTCAAGCCCTGTTCTTTCCATGACGACAGATCAGCAGTGCGTCCATAGTATGCATCGGTTGCACCCTTGTCATACAAAACTTTATTTTCCATCTTGACAATCCTGTAATTCTTCGTATAATAGGGCTGCGTCCTGCGCAGGGTGAATACTATCTATAGTATAGTCAGGATCATATTTCATATCATCAATGTTGTCTAACCATTCATCAATAGTTGATATCTGACTACGGACTGAACACCTAATAGCATATTTTCTTTTGGTATACATTAGAATGGTACCTCGTCTGTTTCGTTCTTTGGTTTCCATACCATATCATAGTTGAACATGGCAAGCAAGAAGTCTTTCAAGGTTCTACCCCATGTCATCTGTATCATCCTTGTTTAGGATTGATTGCATGGTCAATAGTCTTTCTATTGTTTCTAAACAATCCTTTTTATTTTCGAACTGTATTTTCCATTGTCTGTTTACATCCTTATCATAGTTCGTCAGACATGTAAACATATCTTCATCTTCGAACATTAATAGATCATATGTCATAGCCATACTTCCAGTGTTTAAAACATTCCCAACAGTGATCCTTGCCTAGTGCTTTGTCTATTAACCAGACAAGGTTTCTCTGGTCATTCAGGTACCAGACGTAGTTTCTGGCACTGAATGTCTGGAAGGGTTGACCGCCAAGTATTGCGTTTAGTGTGACAGACAACCCTATCCCGATATTGTAGAGATACTTAGGCATTGAGCATTGCTGCAATTTGCTTTGCCTTGTTCTTGCTTACTGGCAAGACACCAATCTTTAACAAGACTTGGATGCGGTAGATCACACGTTGATCGTACTCGTTCAAGTCATCTGCGATTTGACGGATAGACTTGCGGTAGTAGTCCTTGACAAGTGCCTGATCAATTACCTCGTAGCCTGTACGGTAGGAAAACTTGTCAGCTTTCTTCATGTGCTTTGTGTATGGTGCATAGATTTTTTCGTTGATAGTATTTGGCATGATAGCCTCCTGTATGTTTAAAGTTTTGTTTCCATGCAGGGTTGCATGTAAAGACAGACTGAAATAATCTGTCCTAAATGTCAACCCCTATATTCATAGTTATAGTTAAACTCTGTGTCTAGATACATCCATTCGGATTCATAGGCGTGATCCCAGTTGGAATAATCACCATCTGCAACACCTTCATCTGCCCTAAGTTTAGCCCAATGGTTTAGACTTGGTTCGTGGTTTAGTGGTAGTTCTTCTAAGAACTGTACATTAAATTCCATGTTCTCTTTTCCATGTTGTCCAAGTGATCGCTTGCAGTTCATGCGGCTTGACACCTACACGTTTCGCAGCCTTGACATATGCCGATTGCATGTCACGATATAGCTTCTTTCCCATGTTCGTCTTGTCTGTGGTCAGACCCTGACGGATACCTAGTGCAATGTTGTAAGCATGTCCGTCAATGGTGACTTCGTCAAGACCACGGATATTTGAATAGAATGATCTGATCTTTTGTCCGTTCAGTCTGGTCAGTATGTCGTCATCATCTGTCAAGTCATCTTCTAGTATTGACCATGCCTTGGCCTTCATGGTGTTGTAGCATGATACCTTGAAGTCTTGTAAGTCTTCACCCTTGACCCATGCTTGGCACATGCGTTCGGTATCCTTGACGTTACGTTCCCAACGATTGTTAGGTGACAGTGCAGCCATGACACCAATGACAGTATGTGTGTGTATAAAATACTTGGTTGATATGGCCTTGGCGTGTCTCTTGGCACGATCATACCATTCTAGTCCATTGGCAACGTCCTCTGATGTTGCACGACGATATACCTTGAGTATGTTTCTAACGTGTTGTGTCATTATTCTTTTACCTCTGCATATTTGGATGTTTGCCAGACTCTACCGCCTACACGTTCAAGCATTTCATCATAGTCTGCATCATTTGCACAGTCTCTGTCAAACACTTCTAGTATACTTCTCAGCATTTCTACACATGCAATCATGTCTTTAACTGTCATGTTTTCCTTGTTGATATACGGTATCTGTATCTTTTCTTTACGCATTTTTTTCTTCCTCTCTTGGTAGTAGCTTGTTCTCTTGGTACTGTTTCGCTATGAAGTTATGCATAAACATTGCCCCATGTAAACCATCAGCACCTAATTCAGACAACATTTTATTTAGTTCTGCGTCTGTCTCTGGTGTGTGCCAGTATCCGTGTTCTTTCAGTTCAAACATTGTTTCGTTCCTTTTTTACTAAACTTTTCCAACCTTCACACTGATAATGTGCAAGTTCTTTCATCATTTCAGACTTAGTAGTCTTTGCGTATAGGTGCCACTGTAAAGCAGTATGTAAAGCACTAACAGATGGCTCTTGGTTTGTAAAGTCACGCATTGTTTCTTTCCTCTGTTGATTGACAAGGATACCCAAAGCGGGAGGGTTCTTCAGGTACCCTTGACAATCAACAACTGTTTGGTTGTTGTCAACCCCCTGCTTTGCATTTGCCACAGGCCACCCTTTCAGCCATGGACACTTAGTGCCGCCTATCGGTGTACCCTAGAATTACCCAAGGTAAGGGTGTTTATGTGTATCGTCAGTCATATCACCCTGAAAAGTGACTGAGGGGCATAGGCCATTGTCAAATAACGTTTAGTCTTTTGTTTCTATTCTTTCACAGTGTCAGACAGTTTATAGAATGTCAAGTCTTTAGTTTGTTTGTGTGTGTAGGGCTTTCCACCGTACTTGTCTCAAGGTGTCAGCATCTAATCAGGATCAAGGCGTTTCAGCTACTCTGTTTAGAAGTTATCCGCTTTCGATAGATACACAATGACATGAGGAAAAAATAAACGCAATAGAAAAAAACGGATAGGTTAGATTATCCAAAAGGATAGTCTCTTATAAATAATAATGTGTAATAATATAACACACCATAACTTATCCTTATGGATGTGATTAGGCTATACGAAAGGATTCGTTTGGTATCAATACGTTAGAGTAGTTATCCTTTAAGTGATCACATTTCCCATAAGAATCACTTTTGTGATCACAAATAGTACTTACGGATAGGATAACACTCCAATAGGGCGGGGTATAAATCCTTTAGGTATAGACCCTACCCGAAAGGGGGGCATGGGGGTGCCTTCTGTATGTACAATACGCCAAGAAATTTTCTAAGAAAAATTCCTGACAGGTAAAAATGACAACAAGACAAAATAAAACCCCTGCTAGTACAACCTAGAAGGGGTGAATCTGGATGTGGTTACTTGAAGTAAAGATACTTGAAGTAAAGATACTTTAAGTAAAGATACTTTAAATAAAGATACTTTAAGTAAGGGATAGTTTGTTTATTAGATATCTGTCTCTTATACACATCTACGAGCCCA